GAGTTCTGACTATCGCGGCAGGCGCTGCTGGCGCATCAGTTGCCGGGTTAGGTGTGGCGCGAGCGCAGGCCAAGACGCCGCAGAAAGCCGTGAAGTACCAAGACACTCCGAAGGGCGACCAGCGCTGCGAGAATTGCAAGCAGTTCCAACCACCATCGGCCTGCAAAGTCGTGGATGGAACTATTTCCCCGCAAGGCTGGTGCATCGTTTATATGAAGAACGCCTAGGATGATCATTTTCCCGGAACTATCTATTCGCCGTGCCCAAAACTGCGTTCGAACCGTGCCTCCCAACGCGCGGAACCAAGGTTCCCGCTGGGCCAGAGTGGCTGCACGAAATCAAACATGATGGCTACAGGTTAATCGTCGTCCGCGACGGCGCCCGCGTCCGGCTGTTCACGCGCAACGGCCACGATTGGACCAAGCGCTATCCGTTGATCGTTGAGGCCGCGCTGCGCAACCGTCAAACCTCATTCGTAATCGATGGCGAGGCCGTGCTGCTCGGCGTTGACGGCATCTCAGACTTCACGGCCTGCACTCGCGCCGGCATGACGACGAGGTCCAGCTTTACGCCTTCGATCTCCTGGCGCTAGGGGGCGAGGATCTGCGAAACCTGCCGCTCAGCCTGCGCAAGACTAATCTAGCGCGGCTGCTGGCGCGGCGGCCGGAAGGCATCTTTGTGAGCGACTTCGAGCAAGGCGAGATCGGTCCGGACTTGTTCCGGAAAGCCTGCGAGTTTGGTTTGGAGGGCTTAGTTTCGAAGCGCCGCGATCGTCCATACCGCGCCGGCCGGTCACCGGACTGGATCAAGGTGAAGAACCGGAAGCATCCGGCAATTGATAGGGTCAAGGATTCATTCGCATGACGAACGAAGACCGAGTGAAAATCACCCTCGGGGTCTTCGAGACCATGGAGCACGGCGCAATCCCTAAAATATGTTTGGAAATTGTGATTTCGATCACAAATGAAAGGCTCGCCCGCTCCTATACTCCGCATTGCCGCTTTCACGCTCGCCTGGGTGGCCTTTCTTCTAACTACTTGCACCCAAGTCCGTTGACCCTTCACTGGGACGGCCCGCAGCTGGTAGCCGAGGGGGATGAGGGGATGCTGAGGAATCGAGCGTCAAGAATATTTTTAGGAACATTTTTCGCGGTTTTTGTCGCGCCCGCGCTCGCCCACGATCCGAGCCATCCGGAGTTGAACGGTTGGTTCGATAAACTCGCGTCAGGCAGGGGACTGTGCTGCTCGAACGCGGACGGCTTCGCGGTCGCAGATCCCGACTGGGATTCGAAGAATGGCCACTATCGAGTCCGCCTTGAGAATAAATGGATCGATGTTCCCGACGAAGCCTTGATCACCGAACCGAACCGGGCCGGCAGAACGATGGTTTGGCCTATGCCTATGATTGAAGGCGATACCATCAGGATCAGATGCTTCATGCCGGGCAGTATGATCTAAAACCAGAGCGGATCGGTCAACGAAATAGTCGTGCATAGTGGTTAAGCGTAGTTTGTCGAATCTCAGTAGACCTTTAGGGCCATAAGGCCCCCGAAAATTTGGAGAATGACATGAACGCTGCAATTGCATGGCTTCTTCCGCGCGCGTCGGCAACATCACTCGCTAGCGCTGAGTCATTGGTCACGGTCGCGCTGTTTAGCGGAATTGGCCTCCTGCTGTCCTTGTCCGTATTGATTCTGGATCAGTACATCCCCGGCGAGTGGTTCTGAGTTCGTTCGCACGAAATGATGAACCCGCCGGCAGGGCAAGGTCTCGGATGGCCTCTGCACGGTGAAAAGAAAAGCCCCGCATGAACCGCATGCGGGGCGAGTCTTGAAGAAGGAAGACGGCAACACATGCCTGCGCTGCCAATCAGATCATACCACGCGCCGACCGAAAGCCCGCATCCAAGTCTTGTTATTGCGCGCCAATGTTTTGGGTTCTCGCGCCGAGAGTCTAGAGATTTGCAACGAGTGGAGGCAAATAATGGCCAAATCAAAATTGGGGCCGATCCCCGACGATCATTTCGAGAATGAGCCAGCGCCGCCAAATGTGAGCTATCCCGGCAAATGGCCTGATGACGTGAAGGCTGAGTTTGATGCAGACGGAGCGCCTTAAGGAACTGGCCCGCCGGCTGGTCGAGCTGGGCTGAAGGTGAAATCGCCAAGATGACGAGGGACTGACACATTGCATCGGGGCTTAGAATGATCCTCGATATCATTACGGTTCTGTTTTTTGTTTTGGGTTTCGCGCTTATTTTGTGGATGGTTGGGGAACGACGGCGCGACGTACTGCACTACGTGACCAAATCTAGAAGGGCGCGTTCCCGATGGCTTTGGTTTGGGGCGGCGCTGCTGGCTATGATGGTCATTGCGTATATCGCCATGAGCCTCCAGCGATAAAGCGCCTTGCGCGCTCGCTCAAGTTGCGAAAGACTAGCTTGTTGGGGGGAATGGCCGGCGTGGTACCCGCAAGCGAGACTCGTTCTTTCAAGGCGTCAGAAAGGCGGCTCTATTCAGCAGCCCTAAAGGCATCACTGCTGATTGCGAGCCCGCTGCTCTATCTGGTTTTCGTTGCCATCATCGCGTTCCGCGATCGGGTGCGGATGAACGCCCTCATGCACCAGCGTGTGGTGGCCCTGAACCTCGCACCGCTCTGCTACAGGAAATTCAGGTTCGCAAAATCATCAGAACATGCAATGGTGCGCTAAGTTCGCTTTCGCAATATGGATCAGTTTATTGCGGCTGCGAGTGGCGGGACGATAGAGAAGAATTAAGAACGTCAGGTGATCGACATATCGCGCGCACATAAACAGGGGGCAGAAAATGGCTGACCTGAAGCCGATCATGGTTGTCGCCACTTCGGTGGAGGCCGGGAAAGGCGGCAACGGTGTCGTCATGGTGCGCTTTACAAATCCCTACGACGATGTCGATTTCTACATTCGCGTGCCCGTTAAGAATTTGAACACACCAAACATTTTGAAAGAGGCCGGGACTAGCGTCAAAAATTTTGCCGACCAATTTGGATTGGCTGCGAGCGCACCTTTGAAGTTTTTGCAATGAGTCCGGAAACATTAAGCCGCGACGTCTTTTTCTAACATGTCCATGCGCAAGCATTCGACCATCGTCCGAATGTGCTTTGCGTAGTCGAGACAAACGTCGGCAACCTCGGGGTTAAGTGTCGCCTCCAATTCCCAATGCGCCGCCTTCATTTCCCAATCGGCGATGATTTCCTCATCGGTATATGTCGGCGGTTCATAGGCCATCACACAAACAGCAACCCGCGATCCTCATAGATCGACGGACCGCCCGGCAGCGCCGGATCAAGGGACATCAGATCCGTCGCGTTGAACGTCGCCATTAGTGCGTCAATTTTCGCGGTGCCGCTGGCCTGTTTTGTAATCAAGATTCCATTTGCCCTGGGCTCTACCTTGGCATTGCCGACACACCAAGCCATCAGCGGTTGCGCGCCGTGCACGAATGAACCGTCAGCGAGATGCCTCTCCAGCGTCTTGATGGCCCGTCCTAGCTGCCATCCCTGAGCGATACCCACGATCCGTTTCTTGGTATTATTGTCGATCCCGCGCGTCGCCAGGGCGTCTAGCACCTGTCCGATACCGATAGGATCGACACCTATCGCGTTTTCGTCAGGCAGCAAATGCGCGCGGTCGATACGCTCGACGATCGAAACAAGCTCCTCAATATCGTCGCCAATTTGATCAACGATAGCAATGTCGCCAGCGGCCTCAAGATCGCGCAATTTCGGTGCAATGGATTTCTGCCGATCGAGCGCGGAACGATAAGCCCATGCCCGACCGAAATGCAGCCATTTCCGCGTGCCCTTCTCCCGGCCGATAGCGGCGAAGCCGAGAAGGTCCGAGAGTCCACCCCCGTCGATCCCGCACACGATAACCTCGCAACGCTCCAGCAACGCGTCAAGCGTCACGCATTTGTCGCCACAGGATTCCCAATAGTCGGCGCCCACCCAACGATCCGAACGCAATCCCAATCCGATTTCTATATTCAAGTGTTGCGAGGCCCAACGCCGAAACTCTTCTTCGCTGGTATCTTTCGCGGCCTGAAAATCTTTCTGCAGCCGCTCAATCGTCACCGGCCGCCCGAGGTTCGGATTGACCATCCACCAATTATCCGAGTCGCTCCACTTTTCCTGATCTGCGTTGATGTCGTTGGGGAATTCGTACAGCACCGGGAGCATTGCCCCGTCGCGCTTGCCGTCCCGTATCGCCCTGGCCTTGTCTAGCTCGGCCTTGAAGGCACCGGCCGGCGGGCGCTCCGACTGCGTGGTGATGAAAGTCAGGAAGCCTTCGGGCTGGGATATCAGGCCGCCGCGAAGCTGGCCGATGACGCGATCGGCGTTGGCATTGGTCGAGACGGTGTGCAGCTCGTCCATCAGTGCCCCGGCCGGCTTGACGCCGGTCAACACGTTCGGATCAAACGATTTAACCTGAAGCGTCGCGCCGGTTTCGAGCCATGTAACCTTTTTCAAGTGCGGCTGAACGTGCATAGCGTCTCGGCGCCGAAGCCGCGCATCGGCCTCGATCATTCCGGCCACTTGGTTGAAAGCAATTTCCGCGATGGGTTGCGTTGGAGCGATCAGCAAAAATTCCGCCTTCGGTCGCTCGTTAATCAAGAGCGAAGTCAACATCAGCGCCGCGCCATACGAAGTTTTGCTCGATTTTTTTGGTACCAGCAAGAACGGCTCGCGCACCATTCGCTCGCCGTTGACAATCGAGCCGTGCAGGGCGCGAACGATATCGCGAAACCAATCGCCGGCCGCGTCCTTTAACAATGGCTTGCCTGGAACGTCGGGCAATCGAAGCTTATCGAATACTCGGACAGCCCTGGTCGCCGCCTTCTCGTCAAGCGGCAATTTCGGCAACAGTGATTTGCCGGTGCGGATCAGTTCTTGCCAGTTCGGCGACGATAAGTTCCAAGTCATGGGACTCTACAGTACGCGCGCCCCGACGGCCCTGGGCTTACCACGGCGATCATCCTCGATAACTTCGAATGACACCCTTACCCCTTGGCTGAGCATCATCGCGTTTTTGATGTCACGCCGATGGACAAACACGTCAGCACCGCCGATGTCCGGCCGCAGAAACCCGTACCCGCGCTCCTCGTTCCAGCCGACACAAACTCCCGTTGTCATTCCTTTCGCGCTATGCACGCCGGTCTTGCTCCGCGTTAAGCGTTTGAACTGCCGTCCGTTGATTGAAATCGGCGACTGCTGCGTCGGCGCTCGCCCAAAACGCCTTGACGTAAGCAGCGCGAGATTCGGGCGCCTTTGCGGGTGGGTAATTTTGCTGGGCCAATTGATCGAGCACGCGAGCCACCAACCCATCAAGGTGGTTTCGGCTGACTTCCGCACGACTCCCGGCGGGGCAATCCTTGTGCTGCGAGAGGGCCTGAGCGATTAAATTTTTTCCGAGTTCACCGCCGTCCTTTTCGGCCCAGGCCTTGAGTAGCACCGCCTGATAGCGCGCTTTTTTGGCATCGAGCGCGTTCGGTGTTTTGACGCTCGGCGGTGATCGGCGGCTTACGGCTGCGACTGGCGGGGCTAGAGCTGGCCGGGCTGGTGCAGGAGGAA